ATACATCTATTCCTAGTGGTCAGTGTTCAGTTCTTACAGCAATTACAAGTAATTCGTTTGCTGATCTTTCTGGAAATAATCATACAATAACTGGAGTAGGAGATCCAATTGCTACTAAGTTTTTGCCGTATTAATATAGAGAGGAAAGAAAATGGCAACACCAACAACAAAAGCAACATTTAAAGATTATTGTCTTAGAAGTCTAGGAAAACCTGTGATTGAAATTAATGTTGATCCAGATCAAGTAGATGATAGAATAGATGAAGCATTACAATACTTCTCTCAATATCACTATGATGGTGTTGAAAGAATGTATCTTAAATATCAAGTTACAGAAGCTGATATAACAAGAGCAAGAAGTGATAATTCTTTAGCACAAGTAACAGATATTGATGGCTCAACAACTGCGACTTGGAAAGAACAAAAAAATTACATTCCAGTTCCTTCTAGTATTATGTCAATTATACAAGTTTTCCCATTTACTGATAAAACTGCGTTAAATATGTTTGATTTAAAATATCAACTTAGACTTAATGATTTATATGATTTTAGTTCTACATCTATTATACACTATGAAATGACAATGAAACATTTAGATTTTATAGATCATGTTTTAACTGGCGAAGTTCCTATAAGACACAATCAACATCAAAATAGATTATATTTGGATATGGACTTTCAAACAGACATTTCTGCTGATGAATATATTATTATAGAATGTTATCGTAAATTAGATCCAGCAACATATTCAGATATATGGAATGATATATTTTTAAAAAAATATGCAACACAATTAATTAAAAGACAATGGGGTGCAAACTTATCTAAGTTTCAAGGCGTGCAAATGTTGGGTGGTGTAACTATGAATGGTGAACAAATATATACACAAGCACAAGAAGAATTAAATAAGTTAGAAGAACAAATACAACTTGCATTTGAATTACCCCCAACATATATGGTAGGATAGATTATGCCTACTAATGTATATTTCGATACAGGAACAAGACCAGAAAGAGATCTATACGAAGATCTTATCATAGAACAATTAAAAATCTATGGTCAAGATGTTTACTATATTCCAAGAAAAATGGCTGGTACAAATACTGTTTTTGAAGAAGATTTAAGTTCTTCTTTTGAAACTTCTTATGTTATTGAAATGTATTTAGAAACAAATGATGGATATGAGGGAGAAAAAGAACTCATGTCTAAATTTGGTTTAGATATTCAAGATGATGCAACATTTGTTGTTGCAAGAAGAAGATGGGAACAATTTGTTGCAATTGATAATAATTTAGTTACAAATTTAAGACCTAATGAGGGTGATTTAATTTATTGGGCAAGAGGTAATAAGTTATTTGAAATTACATTTGTAGACCATGATGATCCATTCTATCAAGTAAACAATTTACCCACATATAAATTAAAATGCAAATCTTTTGAGTATGGATCTGAAAAGATTGATACTGGTATTGTAGAACTTGATAACATAGACAAAGATAATAGTTTAGATCAACTTGCATATCAAATATCATTAGAAGCAGAAACAATTCGTCTTTTTCCTTCAACAACTGGTACAGGTTCTATAATTTTGGAAAGTGAAGTTGAGGGTGCATCACCTTCCTATATAATACAAGAAGAATTTAAATTAGGAACATTAGACGAAAATTCACAAAACGATATTTTTGAAACTTTAGATGATAATATATTAGACTTCACAGAAGGAAATCCTTTTGGTGATGCTGGGATGAGATAATATGATAGGACAATACTTTTATAATAATTCAACACGAAATGTGGTAGTTGCATTTGGAACAATATTTAATACTATACAGCTCCATAAAAAAGATGGAAGTGGGAATATAGTACAATCTATGAAAGTTCCTCTTGCATATGGCCCTAAACAAAAATGGTTATCAAGACTTACTGAAGATCCAAACTTAAATAAAAAAGTTGCAGTAACATTACCAAGAATTGGTTTTGAAATTTCTGGTATTGCATATGATCCAGCAAGAAAATTACAAAAAACAGTTAAAGTTAAAAAGGTTGCAGATGGTACAGATACTAATCAAGTAAAATCTGGTTTTATGCCTGTACCTTATAATATAAATTTTGAACTATATGTTTTGTCTAAAAACTCTGATGACGCCCTACAGATAGTAGAACAAATACTACCATTCTTTCAACCAGATTATACAGTAACTATGAAAGAAGTTCCAGAGTTAGATATAATTCGTGATGTACCAATTATTTTAAATAGTGTTGGTTATGAAGATGATTACGAAGGTACTTTTACATCTAGAAGATCTATTATCTATACTTTATCATTTACTGCAAAATACTATATGTACGGCCCAGTAACTGCATCTAATATTATTAGAAAAGTTCAAGTAGATCAATATGCAGACCTTCCAGTAAATTCACCAAAAAGAGAACAGAGGTATTCTGTAACACCAAATCCATCAAATGTAGCTCCTACATCTTTTGATCCATCAGATGAGGATAACTTTGGATTTAATGAAGTAACATCATTTTTCCAAGACGCAAAGAACTATGATGAGAAAACTGGTACAGATACTGATGATGCATAATTATGAAAACTCAATCTGATATTTTAGATAATGTTCTAGGAATAACGGACGTTGTTGAAAACTCAACAAAAGATGTAACTCCACCTAGAGATGTAGTTGTTCCAGAAACAAAACTAAATGATGAGGATATTGATAATGACTATAAGTATCAAAGAGAAAACTTTTACAATCTAATAGAAAGAGGTCAAGATGCAATTACAGGCATTCTTGATCTTGCAAGAGAAAGTGAAACACCAAGATCATATGAGGTTGCTGGCAATCTTATAAAACAAGTTGCAGAAGTAAATGAAAAACTTGTAGACTTGCAATTAAAAATGCAAAAGTTAAAAGAAATTCCAAGTAATGCACCCAAAAATGTAACTAACGCACTATTTGTAGGAAGTACAGCTGAGTTACAAAAAATGTTAAAGGGTGACAAGAGATAAATCATGTCACAAGTTGACCACTATCTAGGAAATCCTCTATTAAAAAAATCTAATGTTCCTGTAGAATGGACAAAAGATCAGATTCTTGAATACCAAAAGTGTATGAAAGATCCACTATATTTTATAAGTAATTATATTAGAATAGTATCACTAGATGAAGGTTTAGTTCCTTTTAAGATGTTTCCATTTCAAAAAGAGATGGTTGGTACAGTTCACAATAATCGTTTTACAATATGTAAAATGCCTAGACAAAGTGGTAAATCTACAACACTTGTTTCTTATATTTTATATTATGTTTTATTTAACTCAAATATGAATGTAGCGATACTTGCAAACAAAGCCTCAACTGCAAGAGATATTCTTGGTCGATTGCAACTCGCATATGAAAATTTACCAAAATGGTTACAACAAGGCGTAATGTCTTGGAATAAAGGTTCTCTTGATTTAGAAAATGGTTCTAGAGTTGTTGCATCATCTACATCATCTAGTGCAGTTCGTGGTGGTTCATATAACATGATATTCCTAGACGAATTTGCATTTGTTCCGAATACAGTTGCAGAGGACTTTTTTAGTTCTGTTTATCCTACAATTTCGTCTGGTAAATCAACTAAAGTTATTATCGTATCTACACCAAATGGTATGAATTTATTTTATAAACTTTGGGTAGACGCAGAAAACAAAAGAAACTCCTATAATATTATAGATGTTCATTGGAGTGAAGTTCCAGGCCGTGATGCAAAGTGGAGAGAAGAAACTATTGCAAACACTTCAGAAGAACAATTTCGTAGAGAGTTTGAATGTGAGTTTTTAGGTTCTGCAAATACACTTATTGCACCAGCAAAGATAAAATCAATGGCGTTTCATAATGCTATAAAAACAAATGCTGGATTAGATATGTATGAAAAACCAAACAAAGGAAGTACTTATATTTTAATTGCAGACGTTTCTAGGGGAACAAACAATGATTATTCTGCGTTTGTAGTTTTTGATGTATCTACTGTACCCTATAAGATAGTTGCAAAGTATAGAAACAATGAGATAAAACCACTACTTTTTCCTAATATTATACATGAGGTTGCACTTGCATATAATCAAGCCTATACGTTAGTAGAAGTAAATGATATAGGAGAACAAGTTGCAACTGCACTACAGTTTGATTTAGAATATGAAAATCTTATTATGGCATCTATGAGGGGTAGAGCTGGTCAAATTGTTGGGGGTGGATTTTCTGGTGGAAAAGCACAACTTGGTGTGAGAACAACTAAAGCAGTAAAAAAGATGGGTTGTTCTAATCTAAAACAAATAGTAGAAACTGATAAGATTATTATTAATGATTACGAGTTGATAAAAGAGTTTTCTACATTTATACTTAAAGGACAATCATATGAAGCAGAAGATGGACACACAGACGATTTAGTTATGTGTTGTGTTTTATTTGGTTGGTTAGTACAACAAACCTACTTTAAGGAACTAACAGATGATGATATTCGTGAAAGAATGTATAAGGAACAACAAAACCAATTAGAACAGGATATGGCTCCATTTGGGTTTATATTAGATGGTGTAAATAATGATGTTGAAATTGACGAATATGGAACAAGATGGACACCTGTAGTTAGAACATATGAATCAGATTGGTAATTACATAATATCTATCAAATCATTTTCTAATTTAAGGTAACAGTTTGCACAAACAATTTCACTTTCTTTGATAAGATCCATGACTTCACTTCTGGAGTTTGGATTTAATCCTTTTCTTTTAGTTAATCGTCTAATGTGCATATCAAATGGATAGAACTTTAAACACGCAGTTTCAGGCTCACCACAGTATTTACAACATTTATCTGCAAGATATTCATGCACCCATATTATTCTTGCTCTATAATTTCGTTGAGAAACCTGTCTAATAGTCTTTTTATATTTTTCATAAAATGTACTCATGCAATTATTTATGTGAACTCTAACCTATAAAACATAATGTCAAGAAGGGTTATTTTATAAATATAGTTGTAAGTTTAAAACTTTATGGATCATAAGGAGAAAAAAATATGGCTTTTCAAGTTTCGCCTGGTGTGGTCACAAAAGAAGTTGACAAAACTAATGTTGTTCCTCCAGTAAGTTCTGGTATAGGTGTGGTAGTTGGACATTTTTCCAAAGGGCCTGTAGAAGAAATTACTATAATAAATTCAGAGGAAGAACTAGTCAATACTTTTGGTAAACCAAATGGTACTAATTATGAAGATTGGTTTACAGCCGCAAACTTTTTACAATACTCTAGTAATCTTAGAGTAATTCGTGCAGACGCAGCTAACGCTAAAAATGCAGTTGGTTCTGGATCTGCATTAGATATAAAAAATAGAGCAGACTATGATACCGCTACTTTAGGTAGTAGTTTATGGATTGCAAAAACAATGGGTGCTCATGGTAATGCACTGAAAGTATCAGTATGTGCAGGAGCTAATGGTTTCTCACAACAATATGATGCTGCTACAGGTGGTGTCAATGATGCAGCTGGTTATGCAGTTACTAATAGTCAAATTACAGTAGCTAATGGTGCTAAGTTCAATGTAGGTGATATTATTACTTTTGATGGAACTGATGGTATATCTGGTCACTCTACAAAATATGAAATAACAAATATTGCTACTCATGTTCTTACTATCAGACAATCAGATCAAGTAAATGGTGGTGGATTAACAGCAGCTGTTGTTGATGATGAAAAAATAACAAGACGTTGGAAATTTCATGATTTATTTGACTCTGCTCCTGCAACATCAACATGGGCTGCAGATAAAGGTTATACCAATGATGAAATGCATATTGTTGTATATGATTATACTGGTGCAATTACTGGTTTTGATGCTGATGCAGCTGGACAAAGAACTGCCGCTGTATTAGAAACATTTGGATTTGTATCACAGGGTGGAATTGCAAAATCACCACAAGGTGGTTCTAACTTTTATGCAAATGTATTAAATGATACTTCTAAGTATGTATATTGGGGTAGTCATCATAGTTCAATAGGTGAAGCTGGTGACAATACACCAGGCTCAGATAATGCTTTCACTCAACCATCTGATAACGCACAAGTAATTGATACTGGTTTAGGTGCAGTATCTGGATCTGAAGGTGTAGATGCTACTCCATCAGTAGGTGAAAAGAAAACTAGTTTAGATTTACTCGACAACGATACAACTGAAGTAGATTTAATTATGTCTGGTGCTTGTGGTTCTGGTGCAGATGGTATTACTCATGGACAAAATGTGGTTGCACTTGCAGAATCAAGAAAAGATGCAGTTGCGTTTATTTCACCAAGAAGTGGTGATGTTGTTGGTGGTGCAAGTAACTCTGCAAAAACAACAGCAGTAACTACTTTCTTTGGTAATATAAACAGTTCTTCATATGCAGTATTCGATAGTGGATACAAGTATATGTTTGACAAGTATAATGATGTTTACAGATATGTTCCACTCAATGGTGACATTGCTGGAATTACTGCAAATACTGATCTTGTTGCTGACGCATGGTTCTCTCCAGCTGGTTATAACAGAGGTGGAGTTCGTGGTACAACCAAACTTGCGTTTAACCCATCAAAAGCAGAAAGAGATTTACTTTATCAAAACAGAATAAATCCTGTATGTACATTCCCAGGCCAAGGTACAGTTCTTTTTGGAGATAAAACTGCTCTATCAAGACCTAGTGCATTTGACAGAATTAATGTACGAAGATTGTTTCTTGTACTTGAGAAAGCAATTTCAAACGCTGCTAAATTTCAAATGTTTGAGTTCAATGATGCGTTCACAAGAGCTCAGTTTGTTAACTTAGTAGAACCTTTCTTGAGAGATGTACAAGGAAGAAGAGGTATTAGTGATTTCTCTGTAATCGCAGACGAAACAAATAATACTGGAGAAGTAATTGACAGAAATGAGTTTGTCGGAGATATCTTTGTCAAACCATCAAGGTCAATTAACTTTGTTCAACTTAACTTCATCGCTGTGCGAACTGGTGTCGCTTTCAGCGAGATAGGCGGATAAGGGAGATAAAAGATGGCTAGTATAGACGATTTTAAATCCAACCTTATCGGTGGTGGTGCAAGAGCAAATCAATACAGAGTTGTAATGACAACGCCCACAACTATCACAACTGGATTGGATGCAGTTAGAACACAATTTTTAGTCAAGGCAACATCTTTGCCTGGACAAACGATACCAGAAGTAGCGGTAAACTTTAGAGGTAGACAGTTATTTCTTGCTGGTGATAGAACTTTTGAAACATGGACTACCACAATCATTAACGATACTGATTTTATGGTAAGAAATGCAATGGAAAGATGGATGAATGGTATAAATGATCTTGAAACAAATACTGGATTGGTAAATGTTTCCGATTATACTGCTGATTTAAGAGTTGAACAGTTAGACAGAGCAGATAATATTCTAAAAAGATATATTATCAGAAACTGTTGGCCAACAATTCTTGCACCAGTAGAATTATCATACGACACAGTAAGTGATATTGAAACCTTTGATGTAACATGGAGATATACTTCATTTACTGCAAGTGATATCTAGTTAATTTATCCGACTAAATAGTTGGGTATTAACTAGGAGAATTATAGTATGGCTGAACTTTTCGGTTTCAGAATAACAAGAGCGAATCAAGATTTGGGGAAGGACTCAATAACGACTCCTTCTCCAGATGACGGCTCCTATGACATATCTGGTGGTGGATTTTATTCTTCCATTTTAGATATAGCTGGAAAAGATCGTAGTGATCTTGATTTAATCAATAGATATCGTTCAATTGCACAACAACCAGAATGTGATAGTGCGATTGAGGATATAGTGAATGAGTCTATCGTGTCTGATGAAAAAGGACAATCTGTTTCTCTTGCATTAGATAGACTTAACCTTTCTCAAACAATTAAAAATAAAATTCGTGAAGAGTTTGATGAAGTATTACGTCTTTTAGATTTTAATGAAAAAGGACATGATATTTTCAGAAGATGGTATGTTGATGGTAGAATATACTATCATAAAATTATAGACTCTAAAAATACGAAAAAAGGTATTCAAGAAGTACGTTATATTGATCCAAGAAAAATTAAAAAGGTTCGTGATAAAAAAGTAGAAAAAGATCAAAGAACTGGATTAGATGTTATTAGACAGATAGAAGATTTTTATCTATATAATGAAAAAGGATTAGATCAATCAACTGGTACTGCTAGTGGTGTAAAACTTACAGCAGATTCTATATCATATTGTCCATCTGGACTTATTGATATGACGAGAGGAAATGTATTATCACATTTAAATAAAGCAATTAAACCAGTAAATCAGTTACGTATGATAGAGGACGCATTAGTAATCTATCGTATATCAAGAGCTCCAGAAAGAAGAATATTTTACATTGATGTAGGAAATCTTCCTAAAGTAAAAGCAGAAGCTTATCTAAAAGACGTAATGAATCGTTATAGAAACAAACTAGTGTATGACGCAAAAACTGGTGAAATTCGTGACGATAGAAATCATATGTCAATGTTAGAGGATTTTTGGTTACCAAGAAGAGAAGGTGGAAGAGGTACAGAGATTACTACACTTCCAGGCGGATCTAATCTTGGTGAAATAGATGATATACAGTATTTTCAAAAGAAATTATATCGTTCATTAAATGTGCCTGTATCAAGACTTGCAGAAGAAACAGGATTTCAAATAGGACGTTCTGATAACATAACAAGAGATGAACTTAAATTTACAAAGTTTGTACAAAGATTACGTAAAAAGTTTTCTAATTTGTTTAGTGATATGTTAAAAACACAACTTGTACTTAAAGGTGTAATCGCAATTGAGGAATGGCCTTTAATAAAAGAGTTATTACAATTTGATTATTTACAGGATGGTCATTTTACAGAACTTAAAAATGCAGAACTTATGCAAAATCGTTTAGATATGTTAGGTACAATAGAATCATATGTAGGTACATATTTTTCTAAAGAATATGTAAGAAAACATATACTTAGAATGAGTGATGATGAAATACAAGAAATAGAAGATCAAATTAAAGATGAAGAAGGTGGAGAAAATGGTGATACAGACACAGATGGAATGTTTGCAACCAATGAACCATCAGAAGGAGAAAAATAATGAGCGTAAGAGATTTCGTAGATTCAATTTCAAGTGGTGATAATTTATCAGCAGAAACACACTTTACAAGTGCTTTATCTGCAAAGGTTGGTGATGCACTAGAAACTAAAAGAAAAGATGTTGCAAAAACATTTGTAAAACATCACATATCAGATACAGAAGAAAATGGTGAGTAGATCTTTTGAAAATTTTAGGTTAAATCTGCCTGAAAAGGACGAATATAAAACGTCAAAACAGTATAAAAAACTTTCTCCGAAAGTTAAGGAAGCTGTTGACGAAATTTTTAAGGAAATGGAAGTAAAACCTTCAAATTTCCTAAATACTTTTGAAAAAACAATAACAAATGTCGCAAAAAAATTCAAAGTACCAGAGAAGAAATTGATGGATTATTTTGAATCAGAAGTTTTGACAGTATAGGGATATAGAACAATGAGAGTAATGGGAGCAGAAACAGATTTAGCAACTGGAACTACAAAATTTACTACAGCAGGTGCAGTAAGAGTATCAAATACAAGTGGAACTGCTGGATTAGTTACAGTTAGAAATGCAGCTGATGATGGAGATGTTGGAACAATTCGTGTTCAAGGAAACTCTGCAATAGTAATTTCTTTAGGAACTGGTGAAGGATTGCGTGGTGCAACCACCATGAAAGGCACTCAAATTGTTGCTTCTGGATTTTAGGAGATAAACATGAAACTTATTGCAGAATCAATCCAAGAAGTAGAGTATATTGTAGAAGAGAAAGAGGACGGAAAAAAAGACATGAAGATTCGTGGAATCTTTATGCAAGCAGATATGAAGAATAGAAATGGTAGAGTATATCCTCTACCTGTTTTACAAAAAGAAGTAAAACGCTATAACAAAGAATTTGTTGCTGAAGGTCGTGCGTTTGGTGAGCTCGGACACCCAGAGGGCCCAACTGTCAACTTGGACAGAGTTTCGCACATGATAACTAAACTTGAAGCTGATGGAAAGAACTTTATTGGTGAAGCAAAATTGCTTGGAACACCAATGGGGGAAATTGCGAAAGCACTTATTAAAGATGGGGGAAAACTTGGTGTTTCTTCAAGAGGCATGGGTTCTCTAGAGTCTAAAGGTGGTGCGAATTATGTGAAAGATGACTTCTACTTGGCTACTGCAGCCGATATAGTTGCAGACCCATCTGCGCCTCAAGCCTTTGTTGAAGGTATTATGGAAGGCAAAGAATGGGTATGGTCAAATGGCATACTCAAAGAAGTTGAGATAGCGGAAATAAAAGAAGGAATCGAAAGAGATACTCGTTCACGAAGGGCAAATGTAGATGCACTTGCGTTAGCGAAATTTTTTAAAAGTTTGTAATATTATAAATATGTATAGAAATCAAAGTCAAGGAGAACTGTCCAATGTCAGATTTAGACAAGACAATTGAAGAGCTTGAAGCGGAAGTAAAATCGGAACTGGAAGAAAAAGCAGATCCGAAAAAAGGTGCCGCTAAAGGTGACTCAATGGAAAAATCAAAAGGTGAAGTTCAAGACTTGGGGCCTGCCGTGGTAAAGCCTGATGAAAAAGACTCTGGGCCATCTAAAGCAGATGACAAGATGAAAAAAGCAGCTGAACCTAAAGCAAAAGCAACCAAGATGGAAGATACTGAATCCGAAGATCAAGATAAGATCGAAGAAGAAAAAGAAGATGATGACGAAAAAGAAATGTCTGATGGTGAAATGATAAAGGCTATGACTTCCATGATGAAAAAAATGGAAAAGAAAGATCTTAAAGCCGCTTATCATAAAATGGAAAAAATGAATGGTGCTGATGACGAAGATGATAAAGAGGAAGTTGATGAATCAACTATCGAAGATCGTCTTGCATCTGTAGATGTTTCTGATGATGTAGATGCTTTAACTTCAAATGAAGATTTATCTGAAGAGTTCAAAAACAAAGCAAAAACTGTTTTTGAAGCTGCAATTAAATCAAAGTTACGTTCAGAGATTGTAAGAATGGAAGAAGAAAAGTCCAAGTCAATCACTGAAGAAGTCGAAACCATCAAAGTAGAGTTAACTGAAAAAGTTGACAACTATATGAACTATGTTGTAGAAGAGTGGATGAAAGAAAATGAAATTGCACTTGAAAGAGGACTTAAAGGTGAAATTTCAGAGGACTTCATTTCTGGTCTTAAAGCATTGTTTGAAGAGCACTACATTGATGTTCCAGACGAAAAGTATGATATACTAGGTCAACAATCTGAAAAGATTGATGATTTAGAAAAGAAACTCAATGAACAGATTGAAAAGAATGCTTCTATGAAGTCAGACAATTCAAAGTTAGTTCGTGAATCAGTATTTTCACAAGCCTGTTCTGATCTGACAGATACAGAAGCAGAAAAGTTTAAAGGACTTGTAGAAGATGTTGAGTTTTCTGATGAAGATTCCTTCAAAGAAAAACTCGACACGCTAAAGGAAAGTTATTTTCCTAAGGCACAAACTGTCGCTGAATCTGTAGATTCTGAAACCAATACTGGTTCTGAGTCTTACGAAACTGGTGCAATGGCCGCTTACATGGATGCAATCAGTAGAAATGTACAGCGTACACCATTAAAAGTCGTAAAATAATAAATAATGTTTATAATACTCAAAATAAGGAGAAAGTAACCATGTTCCAAGCAGAACATTTACAGGAAAAGTGGCAACCAGTTCTTGAGCATAAAAATCTTCCAAAGATTGATGATGCTTATCGTAGGGCTGTTACCACAATTATCCTAGAAAACCAAGAAAAGGCTATGAAAGAAGATAAATCTTTTCTATCAGAAGCCGCACCAACCACATCAACCGCTGATGTAGTAAACTATGATCCAATACTAATTTCATTAGTACGAAGATCAATGCCAAATCTTATCGCTTATGATATTGCTGGTGTGCAACCAATGACAGGGCCAACTGGTCTTATCTTTGCAATGCGAGCAAAACATAAAAATGGTGAAGAAGCATTTTATAACGAAGCAGAGCATAAAACATCAACTGTTGGTAATAATGCTAATATTCCAGGCTCTGCTGGTACTTCATCAAAATCTTCACCAGAAAACAATCCTGCTATACTTAATGATGATCCTGCTGGTACTTATACTGCTGTTGGTGGTATGGACACTTCAAATGCAGAATTATTAGGTGATGGATCGACAACTGGATATGAAAATTTTGCAGAGATGTCCTTTTCAATCGAAAAGCAAACTGTTACTGCAAAATCAAGAGCTTTAAAAGCAGAATACACAATGGAACTTGCACAAGACTTGAAAGCAATTCATGGTCTTGATGCAGAAACCGAATTGTCAAATATTCTTTCTGCTGAAATTCTTGCAGAAATTAACAGAGAAGTTGTAAGAACTGTATACACAATGGCTAAAGAAGGCGCTGTTCAAGGTGATGTTGCAACTGCTGGTACTTTTGACATGGACGTAGACTCAAATGGTCGTTGGTCAGTTGAGAAGTTTAAAGGACTTATGTTCCAACTTGAAAGAGAAGCTAATGCAATCGGACAAGAAACTCGTAGAGGAAAAGGTAATATGATTATCTGTTCTTCTGATGTTGCTTCTGCACTTCAAATGGCTGGTGTATTAGACTATACTCCTGCTCTTAACAATAATCTAAATGTTGATGATACTGGAAACACTTTTGCTGGTGTTCTTAATGGTAGACACAAAGTTTACATTGATCCATATTCTGCAAATTCAAATGCTGGTTCACAGTTTTTTGTTGCTGGATATAAAGGTACATCACCATATGATGCTGGTATCTTCTACTGCCCATACGTACCACTACAAATGGTTCGTGCAGTAGGTGAAAACACATTCCAACCAAAAATTGGTTTTAAAACCAGATATGGAATGACTTCTAACCCATTCGCTGAAGGTGGAACTGTAGGTGGTGGTGATTTAGATGCTGGTAAAAACGTATACTACAGAAGAGTTAAGGTAACAAACTTAATGTAATCTCATGTAGTAAAAATCACTATAATAACTTTAGGGGGATTTTTATCCCCCTTTTTTTAAACAAAAGAGGAAATTATGACACAACTTATATCACCTAAGAAATTTACACACACAGTTGGCCTTTTGAGGTCATTTTTTTTATCCAAAGGTTTTGAAGAAGTACATACACAAAACCGACTATCAATATTAGCGGCTTGCGAAGATCCAGAAAATGTCGCAACGTATAATTACATGGGGAACGTATGGCCCCTACCACAAACAGGACAAATGTGGTTAGAACATGAACTATTAACACGCCCCTCTAGTAAGGGGTTTTTTTGTATCTCCACTAGCTATAGACAAGAACCAAATGCAATTCCTGGCAGACACGAAACAATATTTCCAATGTTTGAGTTTGAAATGCCTGGCGATATCAATGATCTTAAAAATATGGAAATAGAATTATGTAAACACATGGGATTTCCAGAATTAGAAATACAAACCTATGATGAATGGAGTAACCAATTCAATGTAAATGAATTAGAAAACGAACACGAAGAAATTATTAATTGGGGTATGATTACAGACTTCCCAGAGTTTACTTCACCTTTTTGGAATATGTCAAGAAACGAAGATTTGGATGGTATTACCAGTAAAAAGATTGACGTAATTTTAAATGGTATGGAAACAATAGGTTCAGCTGAAAGAAGTACAGATAAAGAACAAATGAGAAATACATTTGAAACAATATCAGATGGTGAGTATGCAGAATTGTTATACAAACTATTTGGAAAAGATAGAGTACAAAAAGAGTTGAATGAATTTTTGAAACATGATTTTTTCCCAAGAGTTGGTGGCGGAATAGGTATGACAAGAATGATTTCTGCGTTGGATAGAATAAAAGTTAAGTTAGCTGCTTAAATAGTTTGAGGTGGTGGAATTGGTAGACACGCACAACTGTTTATTGTGTGCAAATATTTTTGCGTGAAGGTTCGAGCCCTTCCCTCAAAGCCAACACAAAGTCGTTATAAATACTTGTGAAGGAGATCATTATGGCAGTTAATTTTAACTCTTTAAACAGACAACCTAGTACTTTAGATTATACACATCCAACACAGTTTAGGTTTGATATTCTAAAATTACCTAATGTTGAGTATACGATAACATCTGCAAATGTTCCAGGCATCAGTATGTCTGGAGATGCGATATTAAATACTAGATTCAAAGGTGTGCCGTTTATGGGAGATACACTCATTTATGAAACACTTAATGTAACTTTTATAGTTCAAGAAGATTTAGCAAACTATCGTGAATTGCATGATTGGATAACTGGCATAGGATTTCCGAAAGACAACGAACAATTTGATAGTGCTTTAAGAAATGAAATACAAACAAAGCCTGGTGCATTACCAGTAATTCCTAAACAAACTTCTAATGTAAGAAATGCCCCAGTTTTAAATCCATCAGTATTGACAAGTGATGCAACAATGCATATACTGTCCAATAAAAATAATCCAAAGATTAGAGTTAATTTTAGAGGTCTTTATCCATCATCATTATCTGGTGTAACATATAATACACAAGATGCAACTGGAGAAGGAATAACTGCTGATGTTCAGTTTCAATTTGATTTGTACGAGTTTGAAGTATTATAAATATAATAGAGTAGGAGATGGTAAACTTTAACACCAATCCTAGTTTCTTAATAGTAAGAAATAATATAAAACCTAGTAAGTTTTACACCCTACTCGCCTTTTAGAATGGATTATTATGACATTAGATGAATTGCAAAAACAGGCAGAAAAAGATTTAAAGATTGATGACGTTGAGTTAGGAGATGAATCTTTAAAAACTGCAAACCTACACCAAAAATATTTAAATATCTATAATAACTTTAGACAACTACAATTAATGTCTGATGCACAATATCGTATTCTTTATAGAAAAAAATGGGAATATTATGGTGGTAAGGCTGATCCACAGATATATCGTGATAATCCTTTTGATCACAAAATATTAAAACAGGATATACACATATATTTAGAATCAGATGAAGAACTTATCAAAGCTAAACAAAAAACAGAGTACAATAAGATTTGTATGGACTCATGTGAAAGAATATTAAAACAAATACAAAGTAGAGGTTGGGATATTAAAAATTCAATTGAATGGAGAAAGTTTGTGGATGGTACAATATGAGATATGGTAAAATATATGAAATAAAACAATTTGATGAAAATAATTTAAAATCCGTATTATCTTTAATTGATAGAAATAAATTAGAAGATTCTAAAATAACAAGTAAAAGTGGACATTCAAAAAGAAGTTCTAAAAATATGTGGATAAGAGATATAAATGTATTAAAAAGTTTTTTAAATATAGCTCAAGGCGCAAATAAAAGAAATAGTTGGGATTTCCATTTGGATAATATTGAACCACTACAGTATGCTGAATATTCAGTAAATGATGAATTTGATTGGCACGTAGATCAAAAAAATATGCCATACTCTGATAACAGAGTTAGAAAAATAAGTTTTTCTATTTTATTAAATGATGATTTTGAAGGTGGTGAGTTTGATTTAGAAGTTGGTAATCCTAATGAAAAAGAAAGATATGAAACTATATATTTAAATAAATATCAAGCATTATTTTTTCAATCAGATTGGTTTCATAGAGTACAACCTATAACAAAGGGTGTAAGAAAAAGTTTAGTTGGTTGGGTTTTAGGCCCCAAGTTTAGATGATAGAAATATCTAAGAAGAACGAAGTATATCTCAAAGTAAACGCAGAACCAAGTATCGCAAGAACTATATCTGATTTTTTTACTTTTGAAGTTCCAGGCGCTCGTTTTATGCCTGCGTTTAGGAATCGTATTTGGGATGGTAAAATAAGATTATTTTCACCAGCCACAGGAGAATTGTATCTTGGGTTGATAACATACTTAACTAAATATTTACAAGATTTAAATGAAGAATATTCTTTAGACGAGGATTTAAAAGATGATAAAGAAATTGACAGAGCAATATTACTTGGATATATTAGAGGACTCCGACTTAGATCTAATGGAAAAAGTATCAAGATACGTGACTATCAAATTAACGCAATATCTCACGCAATTGGAAAACATAGGGCTCTTTTGCTTAGTCCTACTGCTTCTGGTAAATCGCTTATTATTTACGTCTTAGTAAGATATTATAGTTTATTATTACAAGCTACTACCACTAATAAAATATTAATACTTGTTCCCACAACATCATTAGTTGAACAAATGCATTCCGACTTTATTGACTATGGTTGGTTAGATACATTTATGCAAAAAATTTATAGTGGTTATGATAAACAAGTGACAAAAACTGTCGTTATATCTACATGGCAATCAATATATAAATTTCCCAAAAAATACTTTGAACAGTTTGGTATGGTAGTTGGAGATGAAGCTCATCTATTTAAATCCAAATCTCTTACATCAATTATGACTAAACTTCATTTATGTAAATACAGATTTGGTTTGACAGGAACATTAGATGGTATGCAAACTCATAGACTAGTATTAGAAGGATTATTTGGCCAGTTAAATAAAATAATATCTACTAAAGAACTTATAGATAAAAATACACTTGCAAAGTTTTCAATACAATCTCTTATATTATATTATCCAGAACATGAGTGTAAACTGGTTAAAGATATGAAATACAAAGATGAAATAGATTTTATCGTAGGCCACCAGAAAAGAAATGAATTTATTAGAGATCTAACACTTAATCTAAATAAAAATACTTTAGTATTGTTTCAGTTAGTAGAAAAACATGGTTCTATTCTTTATGATATGATAAAACAAAAAACGAATAGAAGAGTATTTTTTGTTTATGGTGGCACCGATACAGAAACAAGAGAAGAAATTAGATCAATAACAGAAGGTCAAAAAGATGCAATTATTGTGGCTTCGTATGGAACTTTTTCTACTGGAATTAACATTAGAAATTTACATAACATTGTATTTTCTTCACCTAGTAAGTCTAGAATTAGAACTTTACAATCTATAGGTAGAGGACTAAGAAAAAGTGAAACTAAAGACTCTGCAATGTTATTTGATATTGCAGATGATTTTACTTACAAAACAAGAAAAAATTATACACTAACACACTTTATGGAACGAATAAATATCTATAATGAAGAAGAATTTGATTATGAAATTAGAAGGATAAAAATAAAATGAGCATAGATGCAAAAATATTAAAACTCACAAGTGGAGAAGAAATAGTTTGTGCAGTGTCTAATAATCCAGATAAGACACATATTGTTGTAGCTCATCCTATGAAGATTCATGCTCGACCAAAAGTTACAATAGATGGTAGTATGTCAGAAAGTTTATCTTTACACAGGTGGATTCATTTTTCGGATACAGAAAACTTTGAAGTTCCTAAATCACAAATATTAACAATAACAAATGCTTCTGTAGGATTAATTAAATTTTATGATTATTGCATAGAACGAATGAAAAAAGAAGATAAAGAGCTAATTTATCCTACTGACGAAGAATTAGATGAAATAGAACTTGAAGAAGAGTATGAAGATTTCTTTGACTATTCAGATACTATGCATTGATTCTGATACCTAGCATAGTCAATATAACTCATTGTCAAGAGGAAGTCAACATATTTTTTAAATTTTATTATCTATTGACAAATTTGTATAATTATATTATATTAGTTATTAAAGATAAAGGAATGGGGAGTTATGCCTAAAAGAGCAAAAAGTATACATTACGTTGATAACGCAGAATTTTTAATAGCCATGAAAGATTGGAAAAAGAGTTGTGCATCAGCAGAAGAAACTGGAGATCCACAACCACCAGTTACAAATTATATTGGAGAATGTTTTTTAAAGATTGCAAATCATTTATCCTACAGACCTAATTTTATTAACTACACATATAGAGATGAAATGATATCTGATGGTATAGAAAACTGTCTACAATATGCGTCTAACTTTAATCCAGAAAAATCAAAAAACCCTTTTGCATATTTTACACAAATCATTTATTATGCATTTATTCGTAGAATACAAAGAGAGAAAAAACAACAACACGTTAAACATAAGATTATAGAAAATATGAATATAGATATATTGGCTGATGGTACAGACATGGATCAGAATGCTTATGTAGATTATTTACAAAAGAATTTTCTACCAAACGAAGATGTTTACAAACCCAAGAAAAAGAAAGAACAATTAAAAGGTCTTGAAAAGTTTTATAATGAGGATAGTGAAATAAATGAAAATAGCGCTAATAACTGATACACATTTCGGCGCAAGGAACGACAATTTATTTTTCAACGATTATTTCTATAAGTTTTGGGATGATGTATTTTTTCCATATGTAAAAGATAGTGGAATAGATACTATTATACATCTTGGCGATATTATGGACAGACGTAAGTTTGTTTCTTATAAGATTGCAAAAGATTTTCGTGAAAGATTTATGAAACCTATTGTTGATAATAATCTCACAGTTCATATGATGGTGGGTAATCACGATACATTTTACAAGAATACTAATGAAGTAAATTCACTTGAAGAGTTGGTTGAGGGAAGATATCCTAATGTAAAGATATATCCAGAAGCTACGACAGTAACATTTGATAATACACCTATTATGTTTCTGCCTTGGATCAATACAGAAAACTATTCTGATACTATGAATGCAATCAATGAAAGTAATGCACAGGTTGCTATGGGTCATCTAGAGATAAGTGGTTTTGAAATGCATAATGGTCATTTCTCTGAGTCTGGACACCCATCTAATTTATTCAATAAATTTGATACAGTATTTACAGGGCACTTTCACAAGAAGTCTGACAATGGACATATACATTATTTGGGTTCTACATACCAACTTACTTGGAGTGATAACAAATGCCCAAAGGGGTTTCATGTATTTGATACTGAAACAAGACAATTAGAACGTATACTTAATCCATATAATATATTTGAAAAAGTATATTATGATGACACAACTACAGATTATATGCAGTATGATGTATCAACTTTATCAGAAAAGTATGTAAAGGTTGTTGTTGTCAATAAAAAAGATATGTATAATTTTGATAGGTTTATTGATAAAGTATTATCATCATCTGGAGCCCATGAAGTAAAAATAGTTGAGGACTTTAGTGATTTAGATGCATCAAATGTTGATGATGCAATTGTTAAAAATGCAGAAGATACTATGACTTTATTAGAAAGATACATTGATGAACTTGATGTAAATCTAGATAAATCAAGACTTACAAACATGATGAAATCTTTATATGTAGAGGCAAGTGATTTAGAATTATGATAACATTTGAAAAGGCCAGATGGAAAAACTTTCTATCTACTGGTAATAACTTTACCGAAATTACATTAAACGAAAATCACTCTACACTTATAATTGGGGAGAATGGTTCTGGTAAATCTACTATTCTTGACGCATTATGTTTTGGATTATTCAATAAACCATTTCGTAATATATCAAAAGGACAGCTTGTAAATTCTATAAACAATGGTGGTACAGAAGTACAAGTAGAATTTAGTATTGGTAAGAAAAGTGTTCGTGTTGTTCGTGGTATCAAACCTACTAAGTTTGAAGTCTATATAGATGATAATATGATTAATCAAGATGCAAATGCAAGAGATTATCAGAAACATTTAGAACAACAAATATTAGGATTGAACTATAGATCTTTTACACAAGTTGTTATACTTGGCAGTTCAACCTTTGTTCCATTTATGCAACTATCAACAAAGGCTCGTAGAGAAGTTGTAGAAGATATACTAGATATAAAAATATTCTCTTTGATGAATTTTTTATTGAAGAATAAAAATAAAGAGTTGACCGAAGAATCAAGAACTGTAGATAATGAACACGAACTTACTAAAGAAAAGATAAGATTACAGGAAAGATTTATTACAGAAGTAAGTGATAGTAAATCTAATATTGTATCAGAAAACATACAACAACTTGATACTAACAATCAATCTATAAAAATGAAAGAAGTGGATTTAGAAACTTATAATACTAAAATTTTTCAATTAGAATTATCTGGTAAAGATATTATAGAAAATAAACTAAAGAAACTTAGTAAAACAGAAGCTGCACTTACAAATAAAAAGTCTGACCATGAAAAACAAATAGAGTTTTTTAATCAAAATGATATATGTCCTACTTGTGAACAAACAATAACAGATGTTACGAAAACAAATCAAATCAATAGTAGAAAAGATAAGATTGATGAGATAACAAAAGCAATAGAAGAAATATCTAAATTAGAAAATAAAGAACAAAGTGAACTGGATACAATATTATCTAAACTGGAAGAGGCTAGATCTTATGATGTAGAGATTGCAAAGATAAAATCTAGTATTAGTGAATTAGTCAAGTTCAATAAGAAGTTACAAAAAGATATTAATGATTATAATTCTAGTTCTATATCAGAAGAAGATAAAGAAAAACTTGCAAAACTAAAAGGTAGATTGGAACACATAGAAGAACAAAAAATGAAACTTAAAGAAAATAAGTTTTATATTGATGTTGCAAGAGAGCTACTACAAGATAGTGGTATCAAAACAAAAATTGTAAAACAATACTTACCTATTATGAATAAGTTAGTGAATACTTATCTTTCTAGTATGGATTTCTATGTTAACTTTAACATTGATGAAAACTTCAATGAAACAATCAAGTCAAGATTTAGAGATGAATTTTCTTATGCATCATTTTCTGAAGGTGAAAAGATGAGAATAGATCTTGCATTACTATTTACTTGGAGAGCTGTTGCAAAGATGAAAAACTCTACAAATACTAATCTATTAATATTAGATGAAATATTCGATAGTTCATTAGATACAACTGGTACAGATGATTTTCTGAAGATACTGAATACATTTAGTGACCAGAATGTATTTGTTATATCTCATAAACAAGATATACTATACGATAAATTTAGAAGTACAATTAAGTTTGAAAAGAATAGGAATTTTAGTCATGTTGTTACTTAATGGAGATTGCATTGAAGAAATGCAAAGATTAATTGATGATGGTGTACAAGTGGACTCTGTAGTTACAGACCCACCCTATCATCTTACATCTATTGTAGAAAGATTTGGTAAAGAAGGTTCTGCACCAGCACAAGAAGGAACTGATGGTGCATTTGCAAGAGCATCAAAAGGTTTTATGGGAAAGGAATGGGATGGTGGAGATATTGCATTTCGTAAAGAAACTTGGGAACTTGCATATA